TGTTGAAACTGAGAACAACATATTGGGGCAATAGGTGGCCTTGTTCGCAGCTATCCATGTGGGCACCGCTTTTAGCTTGTTTACATCTCCGCCCGAGCTCTGGTACTGATAGTCAGGATACACAGCAAAGCAGTAGGCTGGCTCCTGACTGAAAGCCGATGGGGGATTAAGGAGCACAAGCCACAAAAATAATAAGAACAGCGCGGCAAACCAAAGCACCGGCTTGAGAAGAATCTTCATCACTGCACGTCCAAACACATCAGATTCACGCTACCCCCGGCATAGGTGAGCGTGCCGGTTGCCTGCGCATCGAGCACGTATTGCCCCCATGTCAATGCGCTTCCGTAGTTAACGTCTCCTGTCAAATTCCCATTGGGCGCGACGCTGAATCCGGTTGCCGCGGACGTGGCCACGCCGCCTAGCGCCAGGTAGTCAGTCGAATTCGTCAAGGTGCAAGTTAACTGAGTCCCACTGTATGCTGCGCCCGTGAACGTCGCGGCAGTGTAGTTGGCAAAGGCGCTCACGTTGGACCATTCACCGACTAGACAGACGGTGTAGGCTGTCGTCACGGAGCTCGGGGTGATGGTCAGATGGTGGATGCCGGTCGCAAAGGCCAAGGTATGAAAAAACTGCCCGGTGCGGGAACCGCCAACCTTCGCAGCCTCCAGCACGTAGGTCGAAGTCCCGCTGCTCGCATCGTCGGTGATAGTCCCACCCGTGAGCGATATGGATGTGCTCGTAATGCCGAACTCAAACACCGCGCCATCGCCCGGCGCCGCCGGAGTGTAGGTAAACGACAATGCAGATCCGCCGCTGTGTTGGCAGGCGGTTCCTGCTCCTAAGTTAGGCGTGGGGGTGCTGGCGATCGTGTACGCTTCACTGGCCACCGCGCTTGCCGAGTACCCCGTGGCCGCTGCCCCCGCCCGGATGTATCCAGATCCGCTCACCGCGACCGGAGTTGAATAGGATGTTCCGGGACTGCAGGTGTTCGTTCCATCCGTGCAATAGCTCATCACAAAGCCGGACAATCCAGAGCCGGTATCAGAAATGGTGATCGGGCTGGAACTCCCGCTAGAGAATGTCGGCGTGGCGACGGTGGGGGCCATTTTGTGCTTGACGACAATAGCCTCTTGGCCCACAGCTATCCCGCAGAGGAGCACCGCAAGAAACGACAGTGAAGTCGGTTTTTTCACGCTAATTCACCGTGTAATCTACGGCGCAGCTCAGCGACGTTGGCGTTCCTGAAATCGCGCCCACATGCAAGGTGACCGGAGTGTGCGCTGCTATTGGGCAATAGGCGGTTTGCGAACCGCACGACCCACTTACCCAGGTCGCGACGACTACCTGATTTACATCACCAGCAGTGGCCGTCATATCCGCAACGAGCGAGTTGCCTCCAGAGACCAAATTTGTGGTCACTGAGGTTGTTCCGGTGAGACCGCAGGAGAAGCGGATCAGCTTGACGGCCGTCGCGGGATCGAGGATCACGATCAACAGATCATCCCCCGTCACTGGAGCCACGTCGGTCACCGTGGCCGTGCGCGTGGACTGCGCAGTTGGCAGCGTATATACGGATGCTGCCACTGAGATATTCGCGGGGCCGCCCGTCACTGCGACATTGCTGCCTGCCTTGATCGGCGTGCCGCCTGTATAGTCGCTGGTGATGCTCGTCGTGGATGCGATTGGCACCGTCTGGTACGCAACGAGACTCGGAGCTGAAGCCCCGGAATTATAAGTGGCGCCAGAGGCAAGCGCGATCGATCCCGCGCCTGCAGAATCTTCCGCAACAATCACCGCGCAAGGATTCGCGGGCTGGGTCGCTGGCAGTGTCAACACATAGCCAGCGAGGTTAATGATGTAGCCACAATCACTCGAAAGCAGTGAACGAGACGATGCCAGCGAAAGTGTGCCCGAGGGACTAACCGGCCCCTGCGGGCCGGTTGCGCCCGTGGCGCCGGCGCTGCCCTGGGGCCCGACAAGCGACGTACAGGTCCCCGGCCACGCGCCGCTCGCTTTGGGGCCATAGAGACAGTTCGTAGTGGTGAGAAGATAGAAGTCGCCATTCGCGCCGGTGCCGCTGCCGGGCGCGCTCGCCCCATTCCAGATCGTATTGCCGTTCGTGCCGTTGCTTCCAGCTGTGCCCTGGCCGCCCGTGGCGCCGGCGGCGCCTTGCGCCCCGGTTGCGCCCGCCGCGCCGGCGCTGCCCTGGGGTCCGACAAGCGACGTACAGGTCCCCGGCCACGCGCCGCTCGCTTTGGGGCCATAGAGACAGTTCGTAGTGGTGAGAAGATAGAAGTCGCCATTCGCGCCGGTGCCGCTGCCGGGCGCGCTCGCGCCATTCCAGATCGTATTGCCGTTCGTGCCGTTGCTTCCAGCTGTGCCCTGGCCGCCCGTGGCGCCGGCGGCGCCTTGCGCCCCGGTTGCGCCCGCCGCGCCGGTGGCTCCTGTCGCGCCAGTTGCGCCCTGCGGCCCCTGCGCTCCTGCGGCCCCCGTTGGCCCCGTGGCGCCGGTGGCGCCCGCTGCCCCAGTGGCGCCCGCCTGCGCAATCAGACCCCAATCTGCCCAACTGCTGGGCGGCGTCACGCTCGTGCTCGACGCCAGCGCCAGATAACTCGCTCCGCTATAACTCACGGCCTCGCCAGCGACATACGCGGTCGAGCTGCTCCACGCGCCCATCCACATCCAGCCGCCGCCGGTGCCGCTTGCCGTGCAGGTGAGCGAGATTATGTCACACGTAAATCCGCTGCCTAGAATCCACGCGCCCGCCACGCCGTTGATCGACTGCCCATACGCCATAGGCGGCAGCGCCGGGACGCCGGGAACGAAGTTATCGAAGTTATCGACGCCGGAGGCGTACCAGTAGTTGCTCGCGCTGGGCTGCACGCAGCTGCTCAAGACTTTGACGCCGTTCGCTGTCGCGAGCGCTACGCGCCAACAGAGATTCAGCGGTGCGGTATAAGCCGAGTCCGGCATCGAGGGCAGACTGAAAGCGCCGGCGGTGACCAGCGCGGTGATTGGCGTGGGAGTCGCCAGGCCGCCGCTGCCGTTGCGATAAGTCGTGGGCGTGCCATTGCTGAGCACCGGCGTCCAATAGATGGTGCCGTTCGCCGCCGAATTCCCGTCCTGCAGATGACTCGCCGCGACGGGCACCGTCTGCGCAAAGGCTGCGCAGCAAATCGCCAAAACCAACCACGCGATGTTCTTCATCCGGCATGCCTCACTTCGAGCGCATTCACGGCGCTCAAATCTTCGCCGTCCAAGTTCCACTCAGGCAGACGGTTCCATGTCCGTCCTGCGAGAAAACCCATATGCCATTGGTGGAGCACGAGCCGCTGGGCGCCGTGGCAGGGCCGCTTACTTTCACCGTTTCGCAGGTCGCCACGGAACCCGCGGGCATGCCTGGCGGCACGCAGCCGTGGTATTGATCCCGGCGCGCTTCTTCGATCTGATCCGCCGTCAGGTTGCAGGTTCCCGCCGCTGTGCAGGCCGGATTGTTCGGGCCGGGGATGAATGCCCAGAATGGCTCTGCAGTTTGGTTGCCAGCCGTCCCGCTGCCACCGTTCGTCGCAGCAAGCTCGAAGTGGATATTGTGTGAGGTCGAGCTTCCGGTAGAGACAGTGCAAATCGCGACCTCCGGGCTCCAACCATTGCTGTAAAGTCCAGTGCCGAAGGCGCCGGGAGCGCAAGTGTTCGTCAACGATCCGACGTTCTGCGTCGGCGTGAATTCGTTAGAGTCGTCCGACTGGATGAAGAACGAATTGCCGTTGCCAATCACGCCGCCTATCGATCCCGCCGTGTGCACTTCATTCAATCCAGGTCGTACCCACGAACCGATGATGAAGTGATCGCCGGGGTAGGTTGCGCCCGTCCATGTGCCGATAGAAATGTTTGTGCCGGTAACGCTCGTGTCGATCTCGGCTGCGGCCATCGACCCCGCTGGACCATCTGGGCCAACCGCCGCTGTAGCCGTGCAAGACGCCGATGCGCACAGGCCGCTCCACGCAGCCACGGTATCGCTTGCCATGGGCAGGGAGCCGTAAGGGAGTATCGAAGGCGGAAAACTCGCGCTCTCGTTCTCAATCTCACCCGCCAGCAAATTGCCCTCATTGTAGACGCCGCTTGATGCCGACCCATTCGGCGGAAAGGCGCGGATTGCGCTCTGGGTCTCCGTGTCGGTCAGGTTGCCGTTGAAATAAGAGTTCGTGACCGGGTTCCCATAGAGGGTGGCCATGTACGTTTGCACGCAGCCGGATGGAGGCAGGCCGCCGTCCGTGTAGCCGATTTCAGGTTGATTCAAGAGGGAGATATTATCTTGAGTATTGAGGTTCGTCAGAGACAGGCAGTTCGGAGTTTGGATTCCGTTCCGGTTATCGACACTGATGACGTTGCCGAAAACCTCTTCAAAGTCCGGGTACGTGATGATCGGAAATCCGACAAGCTGATTTACACCGTCGCCGGTGATTTTGATGTTGCCGAAGAACCAGGTCTTGTCGATGGTCGTGCGGTCGCAGCCGTCTACTGAATGCGAATAGTAGCCGCCCACCGAGGCATCGGAATTGCACAGCAGGGCAGAGGGGTAACTAGGCTGTGAGCAACCCCCGCTCGGGCAACTGCCCGCGCCGTTCAAACTCTCTTGGAAATATCCGCCACTGATGTGCGAGAAGTAGTTTGAGCTAAGTTCCGTGGCGACAGAGGTGAGGTACGGCCATGCCTGCGTAGAGATATTATTCAGCGTCAGGTTTGTGCTGCCCTCAGCCCAGAAGCACGCGCCCGCGCACTGCTCGATGGTGAGATCGGACCAAGTTTGAGAGCCATAGGTGTTGAACGCAGGACCAGCCGCAACCTCTCCCCATTGGTCGGTCGAAAGGTGCGTGTGCTTGCTCATGACCGTGACCTGGCCCGAGCCGCATGAATTGTAGTTCACGCCGTTGAAGGTTCCGCCCACGCCGTTCGAGCACAGGATGCGGATTGATTCGAATTTGTCCTCGTTGAACCCTGTCGCCGTGCAGCCGGTAGCCGTCGTATTCGTCGTCGTGGTCACAAAGAAGGTGACGGTCTGGGCGGTGTAGTCGGAAGAAGCGACCGGGATGTTGCTTACATTCACCGACGAATCCGAGCATCCAGTTACGGAGATGTTTTCGCCTGGAGGAATGCGCAGCGGAGTGGAGAACGAGAGAGTGACTTTGCTAAACCCCACAGGCGCATCGATGACGCGGGTCGCTGTGGCTGAGACGGAAGCGAGAGCAGCCCCCGTGAACGCCGCGCCGACTGGCAAGTTTGCAATACCGCACGATGGGCCGCCGCCGTAGACTGTCCCGCTGAAAGTCGGTGTGATGTTGGTCGCGGTATTCGCGGCGGTGATGGCCGTGCCCAGCGTTCCAGTGCACATCGGGCCAAAGATCGTCGCCGGAACGGTGTCGTCTTGAAATTGTTGCGGCGCTCCGCCGGCATCGCCAAATAAGCTCGCCCAGCCCGGTAAGACCAAGGTCGAGCCAACCTGGAGACCCCCTTGCAATTCAAACTTCACCATTCCCGCCGATGGTCCAGTGAGCAGCGAAAAATTTTGCAGGTAACATCCCGGCCCCGTGCTGCCAGCCCGCACGCAAGGTAGACGCACGATCCCCGTTCCGCCGTAGACGGAATCCACATTGCTGATGCACGCCTGCACCGCGCTGTAGATGTCCGTGGTCCCGTTAATCACCGCGCCCTCGGAGCGAACGTCGCACACCGGCGAGAGAGAAGTGCTCGACTTTGCCGAGCCCACATTGCCGGTCACGGCGATGCCGTTAGCCCCGTCTGAGACGAGCCCGGTGATTGAACCTCCCGATGAACTGCCCGCCGGTCCCTGCGGCCCCGTGGCGCCGGTCGCGCCCGTTGGCCCCTGTGGAACCGTGAAATTAAGAACCGCCGCTGTGGAGCTTCCCGTGTTCGCCACCGCGGCGCTCGATCCTGCTGCGCCGGTGGTAGTGGTGCCGACCGATACCGTCGCGGAGCCGTTGCTGCCCGTCGGCCCCGTCGGCCCCGCAGGCCCCGCAGGCCCTTCGGCTATCAGCGCGGTTGGCGCTGCGGGGGGCACGTAAGTGTCGAAGCTCCACGTCGATCCCGAGGGCTGCACGCACGGCATCACCGGCGCGGCCCATCCGGTCACCGCATCTAGAATCGTTGTCTTGTAGCAGAAGTGCAGCGGATTGGTCGTCGTCGTGTCGAGCACCGTGCAGGCCGTTCCGTTGAGCGCTGTCGTGATGGCCCCGTTTGCGACCAGGCACACGGCCGCGCGTGGAACCATCAGGCCGCCGCTCGATCCCAGATTCACGTTGAGCGGGTTGCCGTTCGCATCCGTGGGCTGCATGGTGATCTCGCCGCGCTGCAGCGGAGCGTTATCGCCGCCTACGATCGTCGTGCCCACGATATGCGTGGTCTGCGCGAACACCGCGGAGGCGGCGAGAGCCAATATCGCAAACCCACGAAGCCGGTTCACTGAGCTTCTCCTTGCGCCTGAGCGACCACCGCCCACTGCGTGGTGGTGGGAGACGCCGGCAGCATGAACTTGGCGAACTCGCCGAACGCGCCCAGGTTCTGGCCTTCGTTGGTGAAGAAATAAGCACCGTACTTCGCGGACGGATTGAAGAGAGCGTCCGTCGTCGATTCCAGTGTGAAGGACGCGATGGTGAGCGTCGCGCCGCCCGCCGTGCAGGCCACAGCTACGAAGAAGTTGTCATTCTGCGAAGCATCCTCGCTGGGGACGCCGGCGGGGATCAGGTTGCCATCGGCGGAAACGAAGCTCTCCAGCGCGTAGATGCGCAGGACCACATTGTTGCTGAGCTCCCAGTTGCCGATGGTTGCGGGCGAGAAGGTGATGACGGCCATACGGCTCGATCTTCACGCGCGCGCGAATTAGAGGCAGTCCGCGGCGGCAACGCTGCGCGGGGCGGTGAATTCTTTGTCTCGTGTCTCATTCAGGAAGTGCTTGAACGAAATCCGCGAGATGCGCCAGGTGTATTCCTTGCTCAGCCGGTAGGCGTCGAAGCGGCCTTCTTCAATCAGGTAGATCAGCGGACGCCGGTCATCGTAGCCGAGCGCCGCCAACGCCTCGGCCGAGTAGATCGTGTCGCTTAGCGGGAAAGGCAGCAGATCCTCGTCGCGATGGCGCAGCATGGGGTGATCGAGCCTGGGACGCCGATCCGCAATGCCGTATTCCCCGCGCAGGAAGTTGCAGAAGCCCACGATCGACGAATAGAGCACGCGCTTGCGCGCCTGGTGGCGATAGCTCACCAGCTTGATGGCGGCGTGCCCGTCGCGATAGCTTTCTTCGGCCATGCGGTAGACCGTGCTGATGCCGACGCCGAAGATGTGCGCGGTGCGCGCCACGTCCACGTACTCCTTCTCCGCGAAGGGCAGAATGAGCTGGTCGCCGGGTTCGAAGCTGTTGCTCATGCCTTCTTCCTCCAGATGCCCTTGCGCTTTGCGATACGCTTCAGCGCCCACCACACCTTGTTCGCATCGGCTGTCGTCCGGATGGTTTTGTCGGCGCGTCTGGCCAGCGGCGATCGCGCCGATTCCAGGAATTTGCGGAATGTCTCCTGCTGCCATCCGAGCTGGTCTAGCAATCGCTGAATGCGCGCCAGATCTTCGCTGGTGGCCATCTGTGGCGTCGCGGAGTACTCCGCGCCATCCGCACGCCCATCCAGCCCCGCGCGCCGCGCCTGGGCCGCGCCGGGGCGCTTTACGATGGGAGCCTTGACGCCGAGCTGCTGCTGAATGCTGTCGATCAGGAAGGTCGCCTCGTTGAGCGAGAGCTGCTTGAAGCTCGCGATCTCGCGCTGCAGGCGCTCGCTGGCCCAGCGCAGTCGGGAGACGCGATCCGCGCTGAGCCCGATCTCGCGCTGTGAAAGTTGACTGTACAGGATCTGCAGCCGGCCGAGTTGTGGTTTCGTGATCTGCATTCAGTTCTTAAGCTTCTTCCGGCACTCGTCGCAGAGCACGGGCCATGGGTTGGCGCGCCGCTGCCTTCGTAGCTCGCGGCCATCGTGTTGGCGACACGCATCACAACAAAATTTCTGCACTCGGCGCCTCGGGTCGATCAGGTTGGTGCATCCCATTCGCTGGCATTGCCTTTTGTAGATCGTCACGATCTTTCCTTTTAGCCCCTTCGTTCGCGTCCACGCGCCACGTCTCGCCGCGCAAAATAAGGGACTTAATACTTGAGTCCCTTTCATGGTTTCGGCTCCAAACGGCGGACTCTGCTCCAAAGTCGCGCGACGATCTTCACGCGATCCTCCGCTGGGCCATGTCCAAAAACTCCACGGCCCGCTGGATGACTGGCGGCATCTCGCGCGCCGCACCCTTGCGCGGGCCGTGTCTGCGCGCACACAGCACCTTGGCGAGTTCGTTGATCTTTTCTTGCGAACACTGACCCTCGAGCAGGATCACGTCGGCAAAGACCGTCGGCGCTTCAGTGAGCTCCTCGCCAATCACCATCGAGCGCATCAGCGGGCAGCGTTTGTGCAGCTCATCGAGCAGCGCGGAAGCGCCCTCGAAGGGCCAGCGCAGCACGGCCAGGTCCGGATAGACGATCACTGCCGCCCGGAGCGCGTCGCCGGCGTTGGCGACGGGGAACACCAGAAAGCCGCGGTTGCTCAAAACGAAACTGCGTATAGAGCAGCGCGTCTCGTCGGAATCAATCAGCAAAATCTTTTTCTTCGGTCTCATCGTTTCTTCTTAAAGTGTTTCTGCCCGCGTCCAGCGCGCGAGCTGCGCTTCTTGAGTCGCCACGTCGATCCGGTGCAGCCTGGCGACGGTGATGATGGCGCGCAGCCGCGCTTTCAGGTACGGCCGCACATCGTTCTTGCCGCCCAGCCACGCCGCGAGCGAAAGCTCCACTTCACGGCGCAGCTCGGCGCGAACCTCGAACCAGTGCTGCTGGCATAGGAGATGCCGCCGCGGAATGCCCACCGCGCAGCCCGGAATCTGGCACACCTGGTGGAAGCGCGCTCCGGCCGACGCCGGGAGCGCCGGTTTGCCATTGTCTCTGTTGACCGAGCGTGCGTACATGGTTTCAGCTCTCTTTCGCGGTTACGGTTTCAACCTCGTTGGAAATCTGCCCGAACAGCGCGCGCAGATCGTGTAAGTTCCGAATCACTCGGATGCGCTCCGCCAGCGCGACAATCTCTTTCACGTAGTCGGCGGTGCCGGAGATCCGCTCCTCGGCCGTGACGGCGAAGAAGTATCCGCCGGCGTCGCCATCGCGGCTGGCCACGATGGGCATGCCGAAGGTGACCACCAGCTCGCGCACATCGGCCTTGATTTCGCGCGGGCCGCTGCCAACCCTGGCAATGACTTCGGCGATGGTCATGGCCTGCAGTCTTCCCTGCCGGCCGCGCAGGCATTCGAGCAAACGGCGCTGCCGCTCGGTCAGCTCGCAAGTCGCCCGGCCCATCAGCACGTCGTGGATGCGGAGCTGGTTCTGGGCCACCGCGTCGCGGCGGACTTCCTCATCGCTGCGTGTTTCAAAAAGCGTGCCGATCATTGCAGGGTCTCCTTCGGTGGCGGATTGGGGTCAGGCGGCGGATCCGGGACGGGCTCCGTCGCGGGCACAAGGATGGATCGAATCCGTTCCCACGCGGCGTTAGTGCTCCTTGCCAGCGCCATCAGGTTGATGTCGGCGACGGCCGTCGCCGGCAGGCAGCCGTGCAGGATGGCCGCGCGCTGGATGCGCGCCGCTTCGCGCATCCCGCGATAATTCATGTCGAGCAGGTCGTAAAGAAGATTCAACCGATCGATCTCTTCGGGCGCGAAGGTTTTCATTGGGCGTCTCCAAACATTTCGCGCTGCGCCGGCGGCGGCCCGTCTTTGTGGGTCGGGCAATAGTCCTGATCGGGGCCGACGCGGGTTGCGCACTTCTCGCACATGGCGTTGTTACAGACCGAGCCCGTAGGCTTTCTGAAATCGCAGAGCCGCGCCGCATATTCGTTGTGGCAGAAGGGGCAGAGCCTGACCTTCTTGCCGCCCCAGATGAACGCGGTGCGCGGGGCGTCGCTGGTTTGGAACGTAATGCAGGGCATCAGCTCACCGTCTCCGTCGTGGTCAAAGAATCTTCGAGCAGTTGCCCACACTCCGCGCAGTAGTCGTGCGGAACGCGGCGGCTCTTGCCGCAAGCATCGCGCGCGAGAATCTCGACGTAATGCGCGAAGCGCATCCCCAGCCAAATCTCCTCGCCGCACTCGCAGCAGATGTGCGACCCGCTGGCCATCATCCAGCGCACGGGCTCGATCGTTTCTTTCATGACACGAAGCCTTCCAGGCGGATCACGCAGTGGGCGCCGAAGATCGCAGCCTTGTCGCAAGTGGTCAACTGCTTCCACCATGCGTCGAGAAGCGCGCGCTGCACCGACAGGGTCACTGGCGCGGACTCAGGAGCCGTCGCCGGCGGCTCGGGCACAGCGGGATCCGGCAGCGGAGGCGGCGATAGAGGCGGCCATCTGGTCGACGCAAGATTGCCCGGAAGATCCTCGGGGCTGCGCGGCTTCGCGGCCTGGGGGTGCGGGCCGCGGACGCCAAGCGGCCGCCCATGGAGTACCGCGATGCCGGCCTCGCGCCGCCACTTGCCCACCGTGACATCGGAGACCGTGTACTTGCGCGCCAGCGCGGCGTTCGAGACACTGACGGGCTGGGCCAGAACGGCCCGCTTAATCTCGGGGTCGATCGGTTTGGCGCCCTTTTTCCTGCCGCTTGCAAGGCTCACAGGTTTCTCCTTTTTCATCGGTTCGAATTTAATCGACTCAAGAATGGGCGCCGGAAGCTCGATGGCCGCCGCGCGGTGAGACTCGGGCGGCGGCGGATGCGTTCCGTCGTCGCAGGCCGCGCAGAGAGCCTCACAGCCGAAGCAGATGACCGCGGAGCAGCAGAGGCACTGCGTGCATTTCTTGCCAGCCGGCGCGGAGGTGGCGTGCTCAACCATTGAAATCTCCGTCGTGATCAATCGTCTTCACCATGTGCGAACGGAAGCCTTCGCGGCGGTCAGCTTTCTTCGCGCGCTTCGCGGGCTTGGCCGGATCGGCGATGCTGACTTTGAGCGACGGCTTCTTGGGCTTGACGCTGATGCAGCGGCCCCAGAGATTGAGCACCTTCTCCGAAAGCCGCTTGGGCAGCGATTCAGCCTTGAGCGCGGCCTCCGCGCCTTCCACCACTTCCCACTTCCGCCGCTCGGCGAACAGCCGGGGGAAGAACGCGCCGTAGCCGTTGGCTTCGAGCGCATCCTTCAATGTGTCCACGCGCTCGTCGACGACAGTCAGCGTGTCGGCCTTGGTGACGGTGAACTCCGAGAGCTTGCCGGCCAGGCGGCGGCTCTTTTCGGCGTGGGCGGGAACGTCGCCCCACTCCCGCACCAGCGCGATGGCTTCTTCCTCGATGGCCTTGAACGCCTCGCCGGCGGTGAGCGTCGCCAGCTTCGCAGCCAGGTAGCGCGCGGCCAGCTCGTCGAGCTGGTCAGGTGTCGGCCGTAGAGCGTCAATCTGATCCGGAATGCGCATAAATTTATGTGTCCTTTCCGTTCGTGATGGAACTGTTGGCCTTGAGTTCATCGAGCCAGCGCGAGAGGCGAATGTGCGCGCACGCCTCGCCGCAGAGATCCTCGTACCGCCAGTCAGAGTTGCGCGCCTGGACGTGGGCCGCTTGACCCGCGGAAAGAAAGACGATGGTCCCAAGCTCGGCGCCGGGCTCGATGGCGGCGACGATCCAATGGTTGGTCTCCTGCTTCTGTCGCCCGCAGACGTTGCACGCAACCGTGATCACATCCATCGCTACGCCGCCCTTCCGCCGCCCGGCCGCCCTACGCACGCGCAATTGGGCGAGCCTCCGACATGCGGCTTCTTGGGATGGCCGTTCGCGACCTGGACGACAATCGATTCGCCGCACCGCGCGCACTCGGCCGACGCGATCCGGTCGCCGTCATCTTTGCGGCGCCTCCAGGGCATGAACAGCGCGTGCCCGCGGCTTTCCGCGATCAGCGTGGCCTCTTTTTCGACAACGCGAATCTTCGCCATCACCGCGCCGCCTTTCCAGCCTTCAATCCCATGTCCAGGCCCACCACGACCAGGTCGAGGCCGCGCAGAATGGCCTTGGCTACCGGCGCGGGCACGCCGTCCCAAACCTCGACGCATTCCAGCGCCAGATCGAGATTGGAGCGCAACATGCGCAGCGCGTCCTTGAATTCGGCGGGGATCTTCACCAGCGCGCCGTCGCGCACGATGCACTTCATGTCGCCGTTGCCGTCAACATAGGCCACGCGATCTTCGCTCGCGGGGGGCTTGACTTCGTAGATCATTGGCCACCTCGCAGGATCCGCTCGACGGGACCGCCGGGCAGGAAGGCTGTACCGACTTCAGCCATGATGTAGAGCATGGTCAGAATCACGGCGATCGCCAGCACGTTGTTCGCCACGCGGCCGGCGCGTTCAAGCCACGCGCTGATGCGCCGCATCTGGCTGTCGCTGGGCGCGAAGTCGAGCAGCGCGGCCCAGCGTTGGCGCAGCGTCTTTCTGACGGCGCGCTGCTGGCGCCAAGCCTGCATCGCGTCGACCTCTTCCTGGCAGCGCGGGCAATAAGGTCCCCCAATGGCGAAGCCGGTGCAGCCACGCACTTGGCAGGGATGGAGCGCGTTGGGAGCGTCGCCGTCGAGGTAACGGCACAGGGATGAAGGAATGGTTTGCGTACCGGAGTTCATGCGATGGCTTCCTTTCTGTCTGCGGCCTCTTGCACTGCCGCGCGTGCGTCTTCGATGGCAAAGAACAAATTGCGCGCCGAGACGTAGCGAAACGGCTTGGCGTTGCGCACCGCCTCGACCGATGCACCCTGAATGATGTCGGCCAGGTCGCGCTTGGCTATGGTTCCGAGTTCGGACGTGAGGATGTGCTGCGCCTCGGCTTCGCTCAGCCCTGCGAGCAGGTGACTGCGGCGCAGGCGGCTGCGCCACTGCTCCATCTGCCAGTTCCTGAGGCGCACGCTGAGATCGTGGCTGCCGCCCAGCATCACGCCGAAGAACGGCGGCGTGTCGAGCAACTGGCGCAGGATCTCCAGCGTGTTGAACGGGAGATGCTGCGCCTCGTCGACGATCAGCAGCGCGCGCTGGCCGCCCAGGAAGAAGCGCAGCTTGCGGATGAGCTGCCCGATCGAACCACGGTTGGGAATGCCAGCCTCGGTGCAGGCTTCGACGAGGAATGCCGAGGGCGCGTGATCGACGCGCGCATACACGTAGACCGCGCGACCCTCGCCGGAAGCGTTGATCTCCGCGGCCACATTGCGAAAGGTGTAGGTCTTCTGGGTTCCCGGAGGCCCGTCGATGAGAAACGCCGTGCTCTGGCGCAGCGCGTTCCACATTGATCTGCGCACGCGCTCAAACTCAACCGTCGCATAATGAGGCCCGCTGGCGGGCTCCGCGGTCTCGATTTCGTAGCGGTCTATTGTTTCCTTCACCGCCGCGCGGATGTTCAGCGTATTCGAGTCCGCCGCGCGGTGACGATCGTAGTTGCCGGCAATCCACACATGGAAAGAGTTGTGGTTAATGCCCACCATATTGGCCAGCTCGATGTAGGTGAGGCCCGCGCGCAGCGCAAACGCGCGGGCGCGGCGGATCATCTCGGTGTCGTTGGGCAACCCGAGGGCTTGCAGGTGCTGCTTACGAATCGCTGCTACAGGCACCGTTTCTCCTTAAAAGTGCTGCCGTGAGCCGGTCTGTAAGTTCGCCTGGCTGTAAGTCATTTGTGGGTTCGAGCGTTTCCGGCGCAAACCTGTGCTTGCGCTGCGTGACGATGCCGGTGACATCGCCGGGAAGTGAAAGCCGCGAGGCCATGGCCTCAAGCGGAGACTGCGCGCCGTTGGAGCGGGCGACGCGGCCGATCGTGCTGAGGGTTTCGCGCGTGGCCTTTTCGAGGCCGCGCCGCGTCTTGAAGCTGTCCGCAATCTGCTGCTGTGTGCGCTCGTTGCCGGGCGCGAAGCGGACCAAATCCTCGACCCGCAGCCACGCCAGGAAGCAGCCATCCACGTCGAGGGCCGCGGCGCACTCCCAATCGTTGGGATCGTAGGCCACCACAATCTCGCGCTCATTGCGCTCGTGGATGGTCATCCATCCCGCCTGGTCGACGGGAAGATAGCGGCGCTTGCCGAGCGTGATGGCGCATTCGCGAACTTTTCTGGTTCCACGTTCGGCCAGCAGCAGCGCCAGCGCGGCCGGATCGGGCGCAGGCGCCTGGTTCGGATTGCGGTTCGCGTTGAAGACTTCGAGAGGCGACCCGCCTTCCATAGCTTCGCCGGTGTGCGGCGTGGCGTTGTATTCGTCAATCCACGCCAGGCAGGCAACGATGAAGCGGCTGGCCAGCGGATGGCGGCTCTCACTCGCGCGCCCGGCGCGCAGCAGGCGGCGATGATCAATCATGGCGAGCGACGTAGCATCGGGGCGCGTGAAGGGATTGCCGCTGGTGTAGGTGGGCCAGCACTTGTCGAAGCGCTCGTGCAGCGAACGGAAGAAACGCTCGACGTGCTTGGATTGCGGGTGGTGCGGAATGCAGTGCGTGACGGCGATGCCCAGGCGCGCCAGAAAGCCGGTGTGGCCGATGTCTTCGAGCTCCGCGCGCCACCATTCCTTGGGCGCCAGCGGCGACTCCTGCAGGTAGCCGGGCATTGCGCCGCGCGCCACTTTTTTGTAGTCCTTGCCGTTGTCGACGTAGATGTGTTCCGGCGGCCCATGCTGGAAGATGCCGCGCCGCATGGTGGCGGCGATGGCGCGCGAGCTGCCCTCCCACGCCCAGCTCGCACCGGCCAACAAGCGAGAGCGATAGTCGAGCATGGCGGAGAGCCGGATGCGGATCGGCGCGCCCCACTCCACATCTTCAAAGAGATCGTTGGCGCACTCCACGTCGTGGATCATGTGATCGCCCACCCACACCTGGTTCGCCCAGATGTCGGTGTAGCCGCGGCGCAGGTACGCGGCCATGCGCTCGCGATAAACCTTGCGCCCTTCTCGCGCGTAAACAGTGAGCGCCGCCGGCATCTGCTTCAGCCAGGCGCGCACCGTTTCGTAGGCGGGCGCTTCCTCGGCCGGAATTTCAAGGAGTATCAGATCGCGCACGATGGCTTCGTGCGCCACTCTGACGCTGGTGCGTTCGTCAAGATAAAGGTAGGCAGCCAGCCACGCGGCTTTCGGATAGGAAGAAAAAAAGCGGGAAGTGTTTTTGTCGCGGCGCTGCCGATCGGCGAGGGCCGGCAGGCCGCCTTCGCGGAAAGCATTGAGCCAGTTGAACAACGTGGCGACGCCGACGCCCGAGGTTTCCGATGTGTATTTGACCAGGCGGCTGAAGCTGGTGACGGCTTGCCCGTTTTCTAAGCGCAGATCCGCGTACTTGGGAGCGCCCGCGCGGAAGCCTAGAAGCGGCGCGATCAGCTTCGATCTCGTTTCGGCCTGTTGCTGCGCCTCCGGATCGGTAAGCGCCACGCGCCGCGGCCGCGCCAGCGAGGCGGGAGGAAAGGGCAGAAGGGCTAACTGCGGTTGCGCGCTCACGCCGCACGCTCCAGCATCTTGTCCCGGATGCGCCGAACTTCCCTGTCAATGGCTGTCGCAACCCGCTTTGATCGCCTGACGCCGCGGGCGACGTGGCGGACATGCTGGGGACTGACGCGGAGCTTGCGGGCGATGCGGCTATAGAGCCCGTAAAAATTAGCGGCCAACTCGAGCTCAGGTGTCGTACGCTTTTCGGAAGGATGCAACTTGAACCTCGGATGTATGCAGGCGAGGATAGTCCCGATAGTATTTTCTGTCAAGAGGGAAAATGAGTGCCCGTGAAAAAAGAGGAATTGCCGCCGTACGCGCTGCGGTTGAGAGCCCTGCGAGACAAGCTCGGCTTCGATCGTCAGATTGAATTCGCTGCCGCCCTAGGCACAAGGCAAGCCACTATATCCAGATGGCTTAATGGCACGGCTCGGCCGCTGCCGCTCGCCTTCATGCGCATGGCCGGGCTGGCTCAAGGCGAGGACCGCATCTTCTTTCTGAGAGAGGGCGGCGTTCTTATCGAGGACGGTGACCCTGTGGACCCGGCGATCGCCCAGTCCTTTTTCGCCGGCGAGTCCCGGCCGGCGAAAGCGCGCGCCAACCTCGCCGCGCTCCTTGAAGCCATCCCAACCTTGGATAGCGAAACGATCTGCGCTATCATGGAGGCCGCGAGCCGCGAGCTCGCGAAGAGGGCTCGCGCTGGACGCGCTTCCGCGCCCGGAAAGGAACTTCCATGAAAAAGATCGCGATCGCAATTTGCCTGATCCTGATCGGCGGTGTCGTCGCCGCGTCTTCACAATCGACCGAGCCAGCGACGAGGAACTGGGCGCAGGAGCCGTCCTCCTTCCTGGGAATTCAGATTGGCAAGCCTATTGCGAAATCTGTGCCTGAGTGCCCATATAGAACTGAGTACGGATATCGACGCTACGACATCCTCGATTGGAGCAATCTCGGCCATCCATGCTTCGAGCCCATTGACGACTTCTATTCCGTCCACAACGTCGATGCGTTTTTTGATGTCTTCGTGCACCAGGTGGCTGGGAAAGTCGAATGCGTTAGTGGCTTTTTTAAAGAGCAGCAGACTTCCGCAGTCAGCCAAGCCTTGATAGAGAAGTACGGACCGGCCCTCGTTACGACGGTGGAGCAAAAGCAAAACAGAATGGGCGCGGCGTTCCCTGATCACGTCATGCTCTGGAAGGGAACAACCGTCCAAATTAGCTTCCACTCGGTGGCCGGCAGAATAGACGAAGGATCTGTGACGGCATACACCTTGACCTACGAAGCTCAAATCGCGAGGGACACCGAAAAAGGCGCGAACTCAATCAAAGGCACCCTCTAGCTCTTCACTCTCTTCGCCGCTTAACGCCAATTGTGCGTCGTGCGCGTCCCTGCGCTCGCGCCCTGCCTACGCTGTGATCTGGAAATCCGCGACATCCGATCGTCATGAGGAAAGGAAGTTGCGGAGCGCCAGAGCCGGTAGCGCGGCGAGCTGGATGCGCGGCAGAGCCGTTTAGCGCAGCTCGCCAAGCTGTCGGTCGCGAGACGGGCGGCGAAGCGGTGAACCAACTCCAGCAAACGTTTTTGCAATTGGCGGTACCGGCGGCGATGGCGTCGCAGGCCGCGACGGGAGTGCCGGCGTCGATCACCATCGCGCAGGCCATTCTCGAATCGGGCTGGGGACAATCGGGGCTCGCGAAAAAAGCCAACAACTTTTTCGGCATCAAGGCGGCGGCGCACGCCGCCCCGGACAGCTATATCCAGTTGCCCACCGAAGAGATTGGGTTGGGCCACGCCGTGACCGAGGAAGCCGACTTCGCCAAGTACGCGAGCGTCGCCGACGGATTCAAGGCGCACGGGCTGCTGCTGATGCAGGCTTCGCGCTACGCGCCGGCCATGGCGGTGCGCAACAGTCCCGCGCAGTTCGCCGCGCACTTGCAGAAGTGTGGCTACTCCACGAATCCCAACTACGCGAGCGAGCTGATGAAGATCGTCGCGGAGCTCGATCTGGCGCAATACGACACGCAAGCAAATTCGCAGCCGGCCACGCCGGCAGCAGAGGTGAAGGCATGAGAATTCTGAACTTCTTTTCGAAGACCTGGAAATATCTGAACGCGCGCGCGCTGGCAGGCTTCACGCTTTCGACGATCCTATTCTCGGGCACGCTGCCGGTGTGCACGGTTGCCACCGGATGCACGAGCACGCAGGTGATCAAGGAGATCAACGTGGCGCTCAACGAGGCCAGCGCCGTCCTGGCCGTTGCCGACCCGAGCGCGCCGTGGCTGAACGATCTCAAGAACGCCATCGTGAATTTGCAGGGCGCCGAATCGACCTGGCAGAGCGGCGGCAAAGTTGCGATCGTGGACGATGCGCTGAACACGCTGGCAGCGGTCACCGCGGCAATTCCACTGACGGCCGTCTACTCGCCTTTGATCGATGTTCTGGTCGCCAGCATTGAGGAAGTTCTTGCCGCGCTTCCCACATCGACCGCGGCCAGATTGTCGGCAACGCTGGCGACCAATCCGCACGCCGGCCGCTATCAGATCCAGAAGCGCTGGTACCGCACACCAGCAGGAAATCTGAAAGCGAACTGGAACCAGGTGGCGAAGGCCAAGGGCCTGACGCTGATGCTTTTGAAGTAGTGGAGGCGCCCGTGGCCCCGATCGTATTCAACAAAATCTCGCCGCTGAAGTATCGCGCGATCGTGGCGCGCATCCGCGCGCAGGCCGACTTGATCACGATCAACGGCAACACTGGATCGGCGATGGGCCAGAGCCCGCTCGGCATGTTCGCCGCGGAATGGACCTACGACGGCGTGGCAAACCTGACGATCACGCTCACCAAAAAACCGCTCCTGGTCACAGAAAATTTCATGATTGCAAAGATGCAGGCGTTGGTGGAGTCGATCAACCTATGAGCACAGACCATTCAAAAATGAAGCTGGGCCGCAAGGCCATCAAGACCGACAGCCGCACCCTGATGCTGGGCGACTACCTGACACCCAGCCTGCCCCCACCACCGCCCACGGCCGACTGGACCAAGGGCATCACCGTCTGGGGCATGATGCTGAATGGCCCCGATCCTGCGGAGCCCAAATACCCCGATGGATTGAGGGACTGCACCATCGCCGGCTGCGGGCACGCGGTACAGGTATGGACCGCGAACGCCGGCAGCGAAGTGACTCTGCCCGTCGCAAGCATTGAGGAGTACTACCAGTGGTGGGACGGCTACGAGCCCGGCGATCCCTCGACCGACAATGGCGGTGCTGAGCTGGACGTACTCAACAAGTGGAAGCGGGGTCTCTTCGCCGGCCACGCACTCACGGCATTCGCAGATCCCAAGCCTACAAATCTGACCGAGGTGCAGCAGTCGATCGCTCTCTTCGGCGGCGTCTACATTGGAGTGTCGCTGCCCCTGACGGCGCAAACGCAGGACGTATGGGACGTGGCGCCGAACGGTGGCGACGACGCCGCGCCCGGAAGCTGGGGCGGTCACTGCGTATTCGTTCCCAAGTACGACGAGCGCGGCTTTACGTGCATCACCTGGGGCCAGCTAAAGACGATGACCTTGGCTTTCTGGAACAAGTACTGCGATGAGGCGCACGCTCTGCTCAGCCCGGATTGGCTGGCGGCAAAAGGCTCGCCCAGCGGGTTCGATCAGGCGCAGTTGCTGGCCGATCTAGGGGCAATTGTTTAGAGGATGGGGCGAAGTAAAGGCGAAAACGCACAGAGATGCGTTCTGCGGGGCTGCTGGGACTTAAGTGGCGGGTAGGTAGCCAAAATTTACGTGAACGGGGTCGACGGGGGGTCGTAGGGTCAGGAAAAGGTAAAATTTTGGCCTGGTTCGATTGTCCGGACCCATTTTAGGGGCTTCGAGGGTTTTGGAGCGTTTTATGGGGAAGATTTGGGCGGGAGTCGTGGTTTGGTTCCAGGGCAAGAAAACCATCCTCGGCGGAGGGCTGGTGATGGCGGGGGCGGTGGCCGGCGTCTGGTACGGAAAGCTGGATCCGACAACCGGCCTGGCGGTCCTGGGATTTGGGCTTTCGATCGCCGGAATGAGCGCCAAGGCGAACCGCCATCAGGCGCAGCTCCTTGACGCGCTCAAGGCCGTGGCGCAGGTGGCCGGAGATGAGCGCGCGGGCAACACGGCGAAAGCCATCGCGGACGCTGAAGCGGCGGCGGAGTCGATCGGATTGTCGCTGGTGCCTCCAGCTCCATCTTCGCCACAAGGCGGTGCGGCCAAATGATGAGCCTGGGCCTGGGTTCACTGAGCGCACCGAAGGCGGAAGTGGCGCTGGGCTTTCGCAGCGGATTGTTGAAGCGCCTCGGCGTAGCGGTTGGCGGCGCCGGCGGTGCGGCGGTTGTGCTTGGCGCCTACGAAATCCTGCGCACGCAGCCGGAGAAAGCGTTCGCGCTGCTGCAGGCGTGGGGTCCGGCGTTTCTGATCGCGCTCGTCGCCATCTTCGTCGTCGGCAGATTTCTCGACGGGTTGAACTCGACGGTGCGCGAGAGCTTCAGCATCGTGGCGGCCGGCGTGCAGAATTCGGCTGAGGCTTCAGGGCGCACCGCGGATGCGCTGACCAGGCTCGCGGAGCAGGGGGGACGCCAGGCCGAGCATGTGGAGCGGCTGGCTATCTACGCGGCGCAGGAGTTTCCGCAGGTGTATGAGCGTTTCGACAGGCAAGATGAAGCGCTGAGCGAATTAGGCAAATCAGTGAGCGCGATCAGAGATTTTCTGTGCGCCAAAGGGGAAGGCAATGGAAATATCGGAACGTAAGCTGGTCCTGGCGCGGCGGCGTCGCGGCATCATTCTTAAACTCGTTCGCGAAGGGCACGAGAACCAGCTTCCGCGGCTGGACGATCTGGAAACCTGGACCATGCTGCTGAAAATGGGGCAGACCATGGGCCGCGACCAGGTGGTCACGCTACTGCAGGATCTGAGCATCCTGGATTACGTCGACTTCAAGTCAACCATGAACGACATCAGCGGCCGCCTCGAGCTGAACCAGATCCAGCTCACCGCAGCGGGCCTGCGCTTTGTCATCGTCGGGCGCAGCAACGACGACGTGCTGTTCAACTAACTCTCCGCGTGAAGGGATGCGATGGCAAAACCGAGACCCAAGACCGGAGAGCGGCGCGCGGTGCGGCAGCCGTTGAAGATCGACAAGCTGCCGCAGGAAGTCCGCGATGCCATCCAGACGCTGAAGAACGATCACACCTGGGAAGAGATCGAGGATCTTTCCGGGATGCGCTTCAACGCGAAGTGGCAATCGCAGGGCGGCGGCTTCGTCGATTGGGACGCCCTGCCGGCGAAGCTCTCCGGTCTGTTCCCGAACCGCAGGCTGCCGCATTCCAACCTGCAGCGCTGGTACGATCTGCGCGTGCGCCAGGTGATGGCCGAGACGCTGGCGCGATCGGCGCAGGCCCGGGAGCTGGCGGCGGCCTTCACGCAATCCATTGTGAAAGACAGCGACGCCGCGGTATTGAATGCGGCGCGCGACCAAATCATGTCGATTCTGGCCGAGAGCACGCAGCCTGGACTGCGCTTCGCCGCGACGAAGCAGTTGATCGCCCTGGCCGAGCAGATGCAGAGCCGCCGCGCTAACGACATCAAGGAGCGCAAGGTTGGTATCGACGCGCGGAAAATCAAGATCCTCGAAGACCGCGAGCAATTGACGCGCGAAAAGCTGGACGCGGAAACGCAGCGCGTGGCGAAGAAAGGCACGGGCCAGTTCTCATTGAAGGACATCAACCTGCTGCGCGAGCGCACCTTCGGCCTGCCGCCGTTGAAGGCGCCGGCCTAATCCATCGAAAAGGGGGAAATGGGAAATGAAAAAACTATTGCTAGCTGGTTCTTTGCTGCTCACCGGTTGCGGGCACTATCAGGTTTCGGTTTACGGGCACAGCGGAGCGGCCTTCACTGCGCCTTCACTCTGCGCTGCTATGGTTCAGTGTCTCAATAGCAACGAGACTTCCTGCTTCTACGACCGGAATCTGATGCAAACGGCGACAGGACAAACCGAGATGGAAGAGTGCAAGGAAGTTAAGAAGTAAGGCGCCAGGCAATGGTTAAAGTCCTCAATCGCGGAATCAAAACGCCTGCCGTGCTGCAGATGCGGCCGTACCAGCAGCGCTGGATTGACGACGACACCCGCTTCAAATGCTGTGTGAAATCGGCCCGCATCGGCTACAGCTTCGCGACGGCGTATCGCCGCGTTGAGATCTCGATGCGCGTGCCAGGCCGAACCACTACGGTGCTTTCCGCATCCAAGGCTCAGTCCGTTGAGTTCGTTGAGACCTGTGCCAAGCTCTGCCAGTTGATGGGCGGCACGGCGCAGATGATCGCGAACGAAGACTTTGTCGACGCTCTGGGGCGCATCGAGGCCATCCAAAGCAGGATCGCGTTTCCCAACGGCAGCCGCATCATCGCGCTGCCCGCCAACCCGCGCACGGCGCGTGGCTATCCCGGCGACGCGGTGCTCGACGAGTTCGCTCACCACGAAGACAGCTACGCGATTTTCGCAGCCGTGTTCCGCCAGGTGGCGCTGGGTAACTCGCTCGAAGTGCTGTCCACGCCCAACGGCCAGCAAGGCAAGTTCTACGACATCGCGCGCAACCTCGGGCTCGACATGGGCGTTGGTCCGTCGCGGCAGCCGATCAAAAAAGACGGATGGTCCGGGCATTGGGTGGATGTCTATGCCGCGGTATCCGAGGGCTGCCCGATCGACATTGAGGGCATGCGCCGCGGCCTGAACGACGACGACACCTGGAACCAGGAATTCTGCTGTGTGTTTTTGAAATCGACCGGCGCGTGGCTCACGCTCGATTTAATTGTAGCCTGCGAAGACGCGGCCACCGGCGCCAAGCTGCTGCACATGGATCCCAACGCGGGATTGAAGATCGATCTCGGTCCCAACTTCAAGCCGCGCGCGCCGCTCAATCTCGGCATCGACGTGGGCCGCGATCGCGATGCCACCTGCGCGTGGCTGGACGAAAAGATCGGCGATGTGACTTGGACGCGCGGCGTGTTCTGGCTGCACGGCATCACGTTCCCGAACCAGTTCAGGATCCTCAGCCCAATTGTTAAGTTGTGCAGCCGGGCGGCGATCGACAAAACCGGGATGGGCGTGGGCCTTTATGACTTACTGAACGAAGCGCACGCGGGCCGCGTTCTGGGCGTGAGCTTCGCCGGAACCAACGACAACGGCGTGCGCATGAAGACCGACCTCGCCATCCGGCTGAAGAAAAGATTTGAGCAGGCGCGCGCACGCATTCCCTACGACTCGCAGATCCGCGCCGAGCTGCAGGCGATCAAACGCCAGGCGACGAGCACCGGCGTCACCTTCGACGCGCCGCGGATCGAGGTCGACACCGCCGTCGCCGGCGGCGCCAAGAAGAAGGTCTTTGCGCACGCCGATGCGTTCTGGGCCAAGGCGCTGGCCGAGCTCGCCGCGGACTCGGACGTCTGCGCGCTCGACATCGAGCTGCCCGATCGACAGACCTCCTACACCCAGGTGAAAGGATACGTGTGATGGCCCAAGCGAAACCGGTCGCCATTCCGCCGTTGCCGCCCAAGGGCGAGATGCTCTCGGCCGAGAGCATCTATCTGCAACAGCTCTCTCTCTATCGCAACACGCTGGCCTTCGGCGGCACGCGCAATCCCACCGACATCTGGGCGGCCATGACCTACAACATGCCCGAGACCATGGCCTACTTCCGCGAGCTGGAGGATAAGGATGAGGACGTCGCCAACGATCTGTTGGAACTGAAGCTCACGGTGCTGGGCCGCGATCGCAGCATCCTGCCCGCGGCCGGCGACGAGTCCTCGCAGGCCAACGACGTGAAGGAATTCATCGAGGAGCAACTGAGCGCCCTCAGCTTTCACGAGATCCTGGATTGCGTCCTGGATGCCCCGGCCTACGGCTTCACGGTGCAGGAGATGATCTTCGATGTGAGCGCGGGCCAGGCGTCGCTGCTGGAGGTCAGCGACTGCCCGCAGGAGCTGTTTCTCTTCGGCAACCGATATTTTCCGCAGGTCGGGCCACTCCAGCTTCTCGACAATCCCTGGGCCGCTTCGGGCACGCCCATGCCGGAAGAAAAGTTCCTGATCTTCAGCTATCGCAGGCGCGGCCGCAATCGCATGGGCCGCCCGCTGCTCAAGGCCATCTTCTGGCCGTCCTGGTTCAAACGCAACATGCAGCGCCTGTGGCTGCAGTTCGCCGAGAAGGGACCGGGAACCGCGGTGGTTCGCTACAACGATCCCGACAACCAATCGGAGCGCAAGCGGGCGGCAGCCATCGCGCAATCGATCATTGAGAACACGGCGGTGGCGGTGCCCACGACGTTTCAGATCGAACTCGACCTGCTCAAGGTGGCGCGCGCGCAGAATCCCCAGGTCTACGAGAATTACTTCCGCGCCATGCAGTACTCCATCGCGCGGCGCATCAAGGGCGAGACGCTGACCAGCTTCGGCAACGAGGGTGGCAAGGGATCGAACGCGCAAGGGCAAACCCACGCGGACACGCTCGACACGCGGTCGGTGGAACTCTGCCGGAGCCTGGAGACAGTCATCAACCAGCAGCTCGTGCGCCCGCTGGTGCTGTGGAACTTTGGGCCAGACGCGCCGATGCCGCGCTGGGCCTTCGATCTCGAAGAGGCCGACGATCTGCAGGAGCGCCTCACCATCGACAGCGGCCTGCAGCGCATGGGCAAGCAAATCACCGTCGGCTATGTCAGCGATCGCTACGACGTGCCGGTGTTCGCTCCGGAAACGGAAGACCAGATCCTGACGCCGAACGTGAACGCGCCGATGGTGACGCTGCGCGACACGGTCAACTCTTCGTTCAGCGAGGCGGAAAAGGAAGCGGAGCTGGAGCTGAAGGCGTTCGACAAACTCTGCGACCAGCTCAAAGCCGATGCGGTGAAGCAGTACCGGGAGCGCGTAGGCGGCGTCGTCGCCTCCGCAGTGCCCATCCAGGAGGCGTAACGTGACGCTGCGCTTCCATCTCAATGTCACGGCGCAGAGCCAGGTGCAGGAACGTGTGGGCGACCAGCTTGCGCGCCACCTGGCCGCGGCCAATCTGCTCGGCCGCGTGCAGATCGTCAAGCACGCGCACAAGCTCACCGGCCGCGCGCTTCCCATCAGCACCGTCTCGCGCATCAAGAACTTCGATGAAGATGACGACGATCTGGTCTACGGCAGCTTCATCACCGATCTGCCGAACGACGACGCGGCGCAATACATCCGCGACCTCACGCCGGTAACCAAGGAGATCTTCGACGGCCTGACGGCGCAATACAAGAAACACGCCTTCACGCTGGCCGCCGCGGCCGACGTGCGGCTGATTGGGAAGATCCGCGACGCGCTGGCCGACGCCGCGCAAAAGGGCGAGACCAAAGATCAGTTCGAGCTGGCGGTGAAGAAAATCACCGACGATGCCGGAGTGGCAGAGCTGAACAGCTTCACGCTCGACACCGCATTTAACACCGCGATGCAGCGCGCCTACTCGCTCGGCCGCTACGAGCAGATGCACGATCCGGCGACGAAGAACGTCTTGCCGTTCTGGCAGTATTGGACGGTGGGCGACGATCGCGTGCGGCCGGAGCACGCAGTGCTCGATCAGTTCACGGCGCGTGCCGACGATCCGGTGTGGATGAAAATCTATCCGCCCAACGGATTCAACTGCCGCTGCTCGGTGGTGCCGGTGATGGAAGCCGAAGCGTTGAAGGCAGACAAGGAAGCGAACGAACCGGGCTACGCGCGGCTGCCGATGCTGGCGCAATTGCTCGTGCCTCAGCCCGGATTCATGAAGGTGTTTTGAGGGCGATTCTCCCCACAGATCGCCAATCTTCCGCTTTAGGCGCGACGTGACGAAGCGGGGTTTGAAGATAGCTGCGATGGCAGCGAAGATCAAGACGGTCGAAGGCGCTCCGCTCACCGCGGATAAGTTCGCCTACGTCGGCGATCCGCAGGATCCGGAGACGTGGCATCTGCCGCTCGATTCGCACCAGCACATCAACTCCGCGCTGGACATGTTCGCGCATACCGATCTGCCGTCGAGCGCCAAGGCGCCCACCGCGCGCAAGATCGTCGAAAAAGCGCGGGGAGAAAATCTTGACACAACCGATTTTGTAAAGAACCACCTCAGCTCGCAGATGCACGGCGAAGCGCCGCGGCCGTGGTTCGAGATCTTCCGGGCGGGAGATTATTCCAAAGCTGGCAAGGGCGCGATCACCGCCGACGATTTGCACCGCGTGGTGCGCAACTACGATCCCACTTATCACGAAGCGCCGGAAACTCTCGGCCATCGCTCGGACGATCAGCCGGCATATGGCTGGCTCGATGGACTGATGGTGGATGGCGACAAGCTGATGGCGCGCGAGCGGCAGGTCGATCCCAAGTTCGACGAGGCCCGCAAGGCGGGCAAATTCAAAAAGCGTTCGGCTGCTTTCTACACAGACGACAGCGGCCAGGTCACGGGGTTGCGGCATCTGGCATGGCTGGGCGCCGGAATTCCCGAGGTCAAAGGTTTAGAGGACGTCGCATTCGACGATCACGGATCGAAGTTCATCACGGTGGACTTCGGGGAGGGTGATGCAGTGGCAGACAAAACAATGGCCGACCAGATCAAGGAAGGCGTCAAGTCGTTCTTCGCCGAGATGTTTGGCAAGCCGGGCGAGCAGAAGACGTTCAGCGAGGATGACGTGAAGCGCGTCGCCACCGAGGCTGCAACCGCGGCCGCTGCGCCGCTGCAGGCGGAGATCGCCGCGCTCAAGACTCAGAGCGCGAAGTTCGCGGAGCGCGAAGCAGCTCGCGCCGGCGGCGAAGTGAAGCAACGCGCCGCTGCGGCGATTGCCCAGCTCAAGGCCGCGGGCAAGTGGGTTCCGGCCTTCGAGAAGATGGGCCTCGGCCTGGTCTTCGACGAGCTCGCCAAGGTGACCACCACGGCGGAGTTTGGCGAGGGCGACGCGAAGAAAATCGTCACGCCGCTGCAGGCGCTGGTGCTCTTCCTCGAAGGGCTGCCCAAGATCGTTCCTGGCGGACGCGCGGTCGATGCCGGCGTGGCCGGAGCGAAGAGCGGCAGGAGCAGCGGCGATCCGCTGACCGATGAGGCCCGGAAGTACGCCAAAGAAAAGAGCGTGAAGTTCACTGAGGCGTTGGTCATCGTTTCGGCAGAGCATCCCGAGTGGACGGGCGCAGGCGCGGCTACCGGCGGCCAGGTCTAAGTTCCGAGTGAGCGCGCCAAGCTCGCGCGCTCAGCGAAGGCGGCCTCGCGAATGGCCGCCAGCTTTTGAAGCACCGCCCAGGAGGGCACGACATGGCGAACATCTACGTTGAAGCAAAAGGCCCCAAGGGCGTGCATGCGAAGGAATCGTTGCTGCCCGCCGCCGTTTCAGGCTATACGCGCGGCCTGTGCGTCAATTACGGCAGCGACGCGTACCACGCAACGCTCGTCACGCAAGCGGCCACGGCGCCGCTGGGCATCCTCGAAGAGGACGCGATCAACATCCTCAACCCTTGCTCGGTGATCGAATTCGGCCAAGTAGTGGCCCAGATCGGCGCCAGCGTCACGGCACAGCAACAACTGACCACCGACGCGAACGGACGGCTCGTGCCGGCCACAAGCGGGCAGCCAGTCGTCGCGATTGCCCTTGAGCCGCAGACCTACGTGTCGCCGGCCAGCTTCGCCAATGTGTTCTTCTTTGGCCTTATGGGACCCAACGCGGCCGCCGTGGCGTCTCCGACGACTTATTACACGGCGTCGGGCGCGATCGCAGTTGGGATCGGCACCGCAGTGTTGAACGCCGCCACGCTGCTGGCGATGACGCTGGCCGCGCCGACCGCCGCGCAGGACGGCACCGTGCTGCAGATCGTCGCGGAAACGGCCAAGGCGCACACCGTCACCACGCCGGCCAGCGGCATCAACGGCGCATCGACCGTGCTTACCTTCGCGGCCGTGGGCGACAGCGTGACGCTGCAGGCCATGAACCAGACCTGGGTGGTTACGGCGATCCGCGGCAGCGCGACGGTTGCGGCCTCGACCACCGCTTACGTCGCGAACGGGGCCATCGGTCCCACGGTGGGCTCGGCGACGCTGGGGAGCGGCGCCGCCATTGCGATGACGTTGGTCACGCCGACGGTGGCGCAGGAAGACACCACAATTCTTATCGTGGCGGTTACCGCCCACGCGCACACGGTCACGACCTTGGCCAATATTATCAACGGCGTCGACGACACGGTTACCTTCGCGAACGTGGGCGACGCGGTGCTGCTCAAGGCGAGGGTGCAGAAGTGGATCGTCGTGGCCCTCATCGGCGCGACGCTGGGCGAAGTTTAATTTGGGCGCGGCCCGGCGCGAGCCGGCCGCGCAGCAACGGTGATTTCGATTCGAGCCGCGAAGGCGGTGGGAGGAACAAGCGATGGGCGGTTATGTGGGTCTTGCGCCGGCGGGCTTTCCGAATGTGGCGCTCAGCAACTACGCGAAGGAATTCGCCGATGACGATGTTCCGCTGGTGGGAGATCGGATCTTTCCGAAAGTTCCCGTGGAACGGCAGTCGTTCCCCTACGTGATCTGGAATCGCGACAACCTGCGCATTCCCGGATCGACGCTGCGGGCTCCGGGCGACGGCGCCACCACTATCCGGCGCTCCTATTCGACCAGCACCTACTTCTGCCGGTCCCACGCCCTCAAGGGCGCGGTGCCGTTTGAAGACGAGGCTTACGGCCTCGGGCTGGGCTTCAGCACCAAAGCGCACCTGACGGGCGACCTCATCGGCCGCATCCGGCGCGCGCGCGAGGTGGAGATCGCCACCATGGCGCTCAACCTCGGCAACTTCCCGAACGGAGTGAACCTTTCGCTCAGCGGGAATTCGATGTGGGATTCCTACATCACCTCGAATCAAACCGAGGCGAATGTCACGTCGCACCCGATCATCGCCATGGAAAGCTACAAGGCCGTGCTGCGCCAGGCTGCCGTACAGGACACCCAGATGGTGCTGATTCTGAGCGACCCCGTCGCCCAGGCGCTGAGGAATCATCCGGACCTCATCGAGCGCTTCAAGTACACGAACCCCTCCGGGAACATTTCGCTATCTCAGATGGCGTCGGCCTTCGGCCTCAAGGAAGGAAACGTGGTGATGGCCAGCGCTCTGGACATGAGCCAGAACAATGTCGCCTCCTGGATCTGGGGCTATAGCGCGTTTCTGGGATTCAGCAAGACCAACGTCGATCGCATGGACGTGAGCTGCGGAAAAACCTTCGTCTGGGCCGGCGGCAAGGGGCCTGGCGCGGGTGGCGATACACCGGCATTGCCGGGGCCTCCGGGGACCATTGATGGCTACGGCGTCCTGGAATGGCTGGACCCGGAGCAGGACAAGAAGACCTACTGGCAGTCCGTCGACTGGTACTACGGGCTGCAGGTTACGGCACAGGAGACCGGCATCCCGATCCTCAACGCCGTGGCCAGCGCGAACTTCCCGATGGGCGCGATTCCGGGCGACGCTGAAGGATAAAAGCTGCCAGGTACGACAACGAGGGGCGCGCTCATTTGCGGTGCGCCCCTTTTCACAAATCCGCTGATGCGGGAGGGAACCATGGCAAATGCGGCATCGAATATCGGGAACATTGCGAAGACGATAGCTTACATCGTCCTGCGCGCGCTCACCCACAACAATCAGTACTATTTCGTCGGGCACGAGGTGCAGCTCACCGCCGAAGAGGCCAAGCCGTTCCTCAAGGCTGGGGTCGTGAAGCTGGCGCCAGTCAAGCAAGCCGAGTAACTCCGGACGCCGATGGCCTACGCTCTACAGTCCGACCTGGTCCCACTACGCATCACGCAGAGCGAGCTCACGCAGCTCACTGTCGACGTGCCCAGCGGGATTCCGGCAACCGATGCCGCCGTGACGGCGAGCATCGCCTCGGCTGTTTTGGCAGAAGCCAGCGGGATGGTCGACTCGTATTGCCGCGCCCGCTATGCCACGCCCCTGCAGCCCTCCCAGATGGTCACAGCGCGCACGCTCGACATCGCCGTCTACTTGCTCTTCAGCCGGCGGCGCGGCGGCCTGCAGCCCACGGAGCTGGTGCGGCAGCGTTACGAGGATGCGGTCGCATTCTTGAAAGACGTGGCCGCGTGCAAGGCGTCGCTCGATCAGCCGGCCAGCGTGCAGACCGCGCAGACGTCCGCAGCCGACGCGGAGATCTCCGAGCGGGATCGTCATCTGCGTTTCAAGGATAGTCACATCGAGGGATATATCTGATGGCGATCGTCGTCCAATCCAATGTCTCGAATGTGACGGTCTCGCTGAACCGCTTCAAGCTCTCGCTCGGCGCGCGCGATCAACTCATGCGCATCATCGGCATCGGGCAGCTCCAAAGCGTGCGCCAGACCTTTCGCGACGGCGGATCGCCGTCCGGATCGTGGCCTCCGCTGAGTCCGGCGTCGCTGAGTTGGCGGAAGTACTCTGCCGGTCACAAGCTGCTCATCGACACGGGACTGCTGCTGAATTCCATCACCTTTGCCGTCGACGGCAACACGGTGCTTGTGGGCACCGGGCTGCGCTACGCCAGCGTCCAGCAGGAAGGCTTCGACGACGACCAAAGCGTGAAGCCTTATAGCTACACGCGCCGCCAGCGCAGCCGCGACACCTTCGGCAGGCAGCAGATCACCAACAAGCTCGGCCGCTTGCAGACAGTGCACCGCAAAATCTCCAGCGGCATAGGGACGGTGAATGTGCGCGCCTTCACGCGGCACATCCGCATCCCGGCCAGGCCGTTTCTGGTTTTCCGGCCGGAAGATCCCGCGCGGATCCAGGCCGAGGTTGAAGAGTACGTGAAAGCGTCGGCCGCGCAGGCCGGTCTGGAGGCACAGTGATGAGCGCCTCCCAGTTTCTTCCCGGCGAAGTGCAGCGCGCATTGCACGCGTTGCTGATCAACGCGCTGCCTGGCGTCAACATCGGGTCGATCGGGGATCTGAATACCGATCAGAACGGCGAGTTGGTCTTCGATCCGCCCTGCGCGCGCACGTTCTTTGCGGGCACAGATTACGGCGAGACGCACGACAATCTGGCGCTCGCCTACGACGAAGCGTCGCATGAGATTGACATCTGGTGCGCCGCGGAGAATCTGTCGTCGCTGGAAGCGCAACGGCGCGACACACTCAGCCTGGTCGCGCAGATCCTGCCCGTGCTGGCCGGCGCTGTGCTTGTGCTGGCGGATCAGAGCACAACGGAGCCGGTACGCCTCAGAAGCATCATCGGCACGCTACAGGGTAAGCAGGGCGCGCCGGTGGCCACCGTGTACACCATCAAGGTTCAGGTGCCGGGCATCGCGCAGTTTCCGCCGCAAGCGGGCGAGTGATGAGAAAGGTCCAGGGAAAAGCGATGAGCAAAGCACGACCCGATTTTGTGACCATCCAGCTCAGCGACGCCGGCAAGCGCATGGCCGGCGACGGGGGCGTCATCGGCTGGGCGAACGGACGCCGGCATTTTGCGTTCAAGGCCGGCGAAACACAGGAAGTGGAGCGCAGCTACGAGTGGAATCACTTATTGCGCCATGAAGTTTTTGAAGGGCAACCCATTTTGGAAGAGGTTCCGGAAGAAGAGGGCGAGCTGCCGCAGGCGCTCAAGGCTCTGATCGACGCCGAACCGGGAGAAGGTGACTGATGGCTGGACCGTATAACTTCGAATCCCAGAAAGTATCCGCGCGCAACCTGGTGCTGAGCGCAAACAAACAGGCGGCCGCAGGCACGGCGGTGGCCTCGGCGGACATGCTGCGCCGCCAGAAGTTCGACGGCAGCGCTGTTTTTGAGCTGAAGCAGACCCGCTATAGCGACAAGAATCTCTCCGGCAAAGGCACCGAGTTTGCTACGCAAGGACTGCTCACCGCGTGGGAAACCTCAGGCGGATTCAAGGGCGACCTCGACGATTACATGGCTGGCTGGATTCTCGCCTTCCTGATGGGCAAGGACGTGGTGACGGGCCTTGGCCCATACGTGCACGCCATCACCTTCGACGAGACCACTACCCAGGCGTGCATGACCTCGATCTACGCGGCCGACACCAACGACGTGCTGTGGACCCTGATCGACATGGGCGTGGTCGACGTGACCATCACCATCCCAGCGCGCGGCCCGATCACGTTTGAGGTGAACTTTGTGGGCACCGGCCACTACACCTCCGGCGCTATCGTGTCGCTGCCGGGGCCGCCCGCGTCGTATACGTACCTGCTCGGCTCCGACTGCGTGTTCTCGATCGGGCCGAACGGCGCGACGGTGGCCAAGATCGGCCGCCACATGTCGACGACGATCAAGCTCTCGACCGGCGCCGTAAATCACACCGCGCCTGGTCTGGGACTTTACGGGGCCTTCATCCGCACCGGGTTGCGCAAGGTGAGCTTCCAAACCACCATCGCTGCCACTAGCGCCGACGACGTCTTCACGCTGCTGCGGAACAATACCTTGCAGGAAGTGAACTGGACCACGACTTCCGGCACATCGATTCTGGCTCTCGACATGCCGAACGTCTACCTGAAGACCACCAAGCTGGGCACCAGCGGCAATATGGTGGTTTGGCAGATCGCAGCCGACGAGACTTCGATTCTGAACGTAGGCGGCGCGGGCATCTTGAACGCCACGGTTACCAACTCGCAGGCCACGGCGTACCTGGTGGGCGCGTAAATTCTCCTTCCGGAGCGCTGCCAGTCTCGCGCTCCGGTCTTTTTGCGGTGCGGCTGCTTACTACGGCGGCCGATTCGAAGCAACGCAAGGTCTACGCGGGCTTCGGGCAGTGCAGGGTTCTCCACCCTGGGAACGCAACAAAAAATCCCAACACAAAAGGATGGAGCACCCATGTCTGAATCTGACCTCGAAAACTCATCTGGTCCGCAAAAAGAAAATGGCAACTTCAACTTCATCGATCTCGCGCTGCCGCGCAAGATCGTCATCCGGCAGGGCGCGCGTTGCGTCGCTTATCCCATTCCGCCCATCCCGCAAGGCGCGTGGTTCCAGTACTTCGACGGCATCGTCTCCACGGCCGAGCGCGAAGGCAATCAGGTTGTGCAGCGCACTGACGCCAGCAGCGCCGGCATCGCGCTGGTGCATGAACTCCTGGAGCGCGATGGAGGATCTTCGGCCGTCCCGCTGGCGCACAAGCTGGCCCTGGCCAATGTGCTGACCTCCGCTTTTGCGCCAGGAATAGACGATGTGAACGACGTTCCGACCGAGGGCGTGCGGCTGCACTGCATCTGGTCCGCGGGAGACGGCGATGCCATGCGCCGCTACAAAAACCTTGAGCACGTCTTCGAGTCGCCCACCGCTGAGCAGAATCGCCGCTATCGCCGCGACGACAGCCGCGCGCAGATCATCGGCGGTTCGCGCAAGGGCACGACCATCTTCCACGGCGCGCAGCGCGCCCTGGCCGCGCTCTACGACGAGCTGATTGTGAGCGTGGCTGGTTACGCGGTGAACGGCGTGGCGCTCGAAGGCCGCGAAGAAATAGCGCGGCACATGGACACTTACCACAAGGTGGCCGCGGCGGCACAGCTCTTTGCGCCGGCCGAGGTCAACCTAGAAGAGGACGAAGAAGAATAGATGGCGATTGACGTGACACGCGACGGGGAAGGATTGCGCATCGCTCTCAGCGAAATGCTGGAGCGGGGCTTCGCCCAATCGCGGATCTCGCGGTCGCTTGACGACTCGGATGAGGCGGCCGGCGAACGGATGTTTGGATCCTTGCCGCCGTTCACGCTCTCGCCCGGCTATTACAAGCGCGCCGAGTACCTGCTGTGGCTGGAGAAATGCAAGAGCACCGGACTGACGCAACAGATGGTCGGATTCACGATGGCAGAGGCGGACGGATTGATGGCGGTGGCCGAGGCGCGCAGCCAGTTCGAGCGCAACCATCCGCCGTGCGGCGTGTGTGGCGCGTTGCAGGAGACGCCGTTCGCCACGAGCTGCTGCAAGTGCAGCACGGAATTTGTGCGGAGGGCTGCGTAGATGCCTAACAACGTCGCCATCACCATCGATGTCATCGACAACGATTCCGCCGCAAAGGTGGGCCAGGTTGCGGCCAATCTGGAGGCGCTAGGGCCTGCCGGCCAGAGCGGAGGCGCGGCGGCCGGCGCTGGACTTGACCAGGTGGGCGAGCACGCCGTCACCACGCGCGAGAAGGTGCGGCTGCTGAATGAGGAGCTGCACCTGGGCGTTCCCCTCGCCATGCAGAGCGTGATCGCCAACAGCCAGATGATGACCGCGGCCATCGGCGCGATCGCGCCCGCCATGATCGCCATCGGCGGCGCTGACATTCTGATGCACATCGGGGAGTCGGCCTACGCCGCCTACCAGAAGTACATTCTGCTGAAAGATGTCATTGAGGATAGCAACGCGGTGATCAAGAGCTTCGGCGACTCAGCCGAGGCCGCGATGAACCGGGCTTCCGATGCAACGGAGCGCTACGTTCGTCTCACGCAGGGCGCGGCGGCCGCCGATGCTTATAAGCTCAACCGCTACGAGAGCACGCCGATCGGGATTTCGCAGTACCAGAGCGACCAATTCAAAAAGCTGCCCGACGCGGTGAAGGGAGACTTCGAGAAGATCACCGGCGAGTCGGTGATGCCCAAGGATCTGGACGCCGCGATCGAAAAGCTGCAGACTTATGAAAATTCAGCCCAGCATACTCTCTCTTACCTAAAACAATTGCACGACAATCCGCTAATGCCGGATCCGTATTCAAACGAAAAGACCAACGCCAGCTCGCAGGAGGTCACGCAGCAACAATTGCGGGTCGACACAGGCGCGCAAGTTATCGCGGACCTGAAGGCTCAGCAAGAGGCTTACACGGCTTATGTGAAAGACAGCCACGCGCAGATGGATGCCGACAATAAGGCGAAGGCGGACGCTGAGATCGAGAAGGCGAAGGAAAAGAACGAGGCGATTCTGGCGCTCGAAACCAGCGCGCGCAACGCGCAGCTCTCCGGTGAGGCGCTGCTTGAAGCGCAGCGCGAGGAAGCGATCGACGGCTTCGTGCGCAGGTACGGACAATCCCGCGCGGCGGTCGAAGCTATCGACGACGACTACTTGGCCAAGGTGCTCGCGCTCTACAAGAGGGAGGACGAAGAGGCCGACAAAAAGAACGCGAAAATCGTGTCGGCGCAGCAGCAGTTCAACAAGGAGATGGACCAGGTCGGCACGCACGCGGACGATCAGCAGACCGAGGGTTACGCGCGCATCGCGGACATGGCGGCGCAGCAGATCAAGAAGATTCAGGACGACTGGGCGGGGGTGGAAAAAACAGTGGGAGATGTCTCGGCCGCCGGCGTTGACGATCAACTGCTGGCCGCAGACCGAATCATGCAGGTAAATCAGAACGCCGATCGCGAGCGCGAGCAGCTCCACGCAAAGACCATGGAGGAGATCACCAAAGAGGAAGAGCAGGCCGCGCGGATGGGCCTTGCGCCCTGGCAGCAGGCCGAGGCGGCGATCCGGGACGAATACGACGATCGAGTGCGCAAAATCCAGGAAGATGTGCGCATCAACGTCATGACCGAGCAGGAGGGCGCGCAGGCCGTGGCCGCGGCGTGGGCTACGGCGAACGCGCAGATGCAGCGCAGCGAAGAGGAGACGCGCGACAAGATCGCCAGCGGGTTGCAGAGCATGTTCAGCCACCCCGAGCAGTTCTTTGAAAAGCGCGCCATGGACACCGCGTTCCAGATGATGGCGAACGAAATGTTGTCGGTGTTCAAGAGCAGCAGCCCCGCTGGCGGCATCCTGCAATACATGTTCGGCATGGGGCCGCAGATGAGCACCAGCACCAACCCGCTGAGCGCGATGGAGTCGGCTCTCGGCATGGGCGGTCACGGGCAAGCGGGAGTTTCCAGCGCGGCAACCAGTCCTGGAATGGTGCAGTTCCAGCAGGGCTCGACAACGCTGCTGACTGCAAGCCAGATGCTGCAGAGCGCGGCCAGCACATTGCAATCGGCCGCGGGGACCATGACGACGAGCGGTGGCCTCGGCATTGGTGGCAGTGGCGTGGGCGGCCTGGGCGCCGCTGGAACGTCGCTGCTGGGCACGGGCGGCGCGGCCGTGAGCACGGCATCGGGCGCGGGCGCCGGCGTCAATATGTCGGCGGGGCTTTCGGGTCTTGCGGGCGCGTCTAGCGGCCTGTCGACTCTTGGCACTTTCGGTAATGCGCTCGCTCCCCCGGGCATGAGCGGAACGAGTTCGCTGAATGGAGACGCAGCCGCGACCGAGAGCCTGGACTCAGGTGGGCTCCTCAATCCGCTGACTGGCGCGATGCCGGGCGCCACGAACGGAGTCTCGGCGCTCAGTGCGGGCATGGGCATCGCCAGCGGCGGATTGATGGGGGCGACCAGCATCTTCTCTGCCTATCAGAATTCCAATCCGTTAGCCGGCGCGATGGGCGGCGCGATGGGCGGCATGGAGACGGGCGCGGCGCTCGGCAGCATCGTGCCTGGCCTTGGCACTGTGGTGGGCGGCGCGATAGGCGCGATCGCGGGCGGCATCGGAGGATTGCTTGCCGGGATCTTCGGCGACCGGGGGCGCAGCCAGGCTGAGAGCCTGGACGTAAATCAGATCCAGCCGGCATTGGCAAAAGATGTGCAGGACTTCGAGGCTGGACGCTCCGGCTATAACTCGGTAGCGCCGGCATTGAATGCGATGCTGATCTCCGCGCAAAACGCCACGATGTCGATGGGCAGCGGCGCGCGCAGTTACTTCAACAGCAATATCTCGCCGGAGATCAACAAGGTGCTTTCTTCGCTGCAGCAGCAGGAGATTGGCGGGCGCAGCCAGATCACAGTCACCGCGGGGCAGTATCACAGCGGCGGATGGACCAGCAATTTCGGGGATCTCGCCACCAGCGACACCGAAGGCTTTATTCACGCCATGCAGAATGAGTTCGTCGTGAACCCGATGGCGGCGGCCACGCACGCGCCGATTCTGCAGGCCATGAACAACGGGACGAACTTCGCTTACTCAAACAGCGTGCAGCCGCGCATGCCGGCGAGCCCAGCCGGCGGCAGCGGGGTGCAGCTCACCATCCAGGCGCTCGACTCAAAGAGCGTGGCGCAATGGGCAAAGGCGGGCGGCGGCCTGGCGCTGATGGCCGCGTTGAACCAGGCGCAGCGGCAATACAGCGGCGTGGGGAGAGGCTGATGGCGCAGACCGACATTCTGAACCCGACGCCGACGCACCCGCTGAATCCCGATTACGGCTTTCAGAAAAAGCGTCCGCTCACGCACCTGAACGCGAAGGCGAACCAGGGCGCGCCTTATTTCCGCGAGATCACTGATACCGGCCACCAGTTCAGCCTGAGCTGGAACGACAAGCTGGCCAGCCACGCGCGGAAGTTGAAGTGGTACTACGAACAGTACCGCGACGGCTTCTTCACGCTGATCGATCACGAGGGTGGGGGACGCCACTACGTCGGCCGATTCTCGCAGCCTGTCGAGCCATCGCCCACGGGAAACAACCGGTGGAGCGTGCAGCAGGTGCTGTTCGATGAAGTTCCGCTGGCGCCGATGCTGAATTATCCGAGCGACTGGAACAACGACGCGATCTGGCGGCTGCTGCTGAACGACTTTGGCGATCGCATGGTTGCGATTGTTTCGGGAACCTGGGGGCTGTCGGCGGCGGGGCAAGCTAAGAGTGGCGAGGTGCTTTATGACGCGGCGCCGGCGACCACGGACCAGGTGAGTTATGTCTATGCGGGATATGGCTTTCAGTTCTGGTCGATCACAGGCCCCGCGGCCGGAAAGGCAAACCTATTGCTCGACGGCGCGACGGTTGGAGCCGTGGACTTTTACGCAGCGGCCGCGGGTGCTCCTTCGCAGTTGCTACTTGAGGTGCAAAACGTCCCGCTCGGAATTCATACGGTGACGCTGCAGCCCACGGCCACCAAAGACCCGGCGAGCGGCGGCACCATGGTGTATTGGGATGCGTTGAAGGTGATGAGATAGCCGATGCCTTTCCCGTATAGCTCGGAACTTATCCAGATCATGGCTGCGCGCAGCGGTCCCGCGCCCGTGCTGCTGCTGGATGTGGTTGCGATGGACGGCACGAGTTATCACTGGGGAAACAAGGCGATCAATGTTACTCCCGTCTATCCGACGACGCTGCCAGGCACGCCGCCGGCCGCATGGCTTGCCGGCCTGGCGAATCCGCCGGCAGATTACGATACTTATTACTTCCCGTGGCTCTTGAGCGCTACCGGGTTCAATCAGACGCGAGCCATGCAGGCGGTGACCGCTTCAATCGCGGTGCAGAATATCAGCGGCAACACGCTGCAGCGCGACCTGATGGGGCTGCTTTCAGCGCGCACGTTCGAAGGCGCGCTTTATGCTTTCCGCGAATGGAACCTGGTGAAGCAGGAAGCGGAGTTCGAGCAGCACGGGCGGCTGACCGTGGTGACGGCGAGCGAGCGCATTTGCACCTTCGGCGCAAACCTTCTCTTCAATCCCAACGACTACGATGGGCAGCCTTACGCGTACAGCGAGACCTGCCAGTGGCGCTTCGGCAGCCCGCAATGCGGGTCGACGGCGGCCAATGACAGCGCGTTCGCGACGCCCTGCGATCAGACTTATATCACCTGTCATCAGGTGTGCCGCTTCGGCGGCGAATTGAACACTGTGGTATTTCCGCAAAATCCAGCCACGGCGCAGACCAGTCCGAATCAGGTGCAGTACCGGAGGATGGTCTAGTGCCCGGCGGCAACATCTGCACGGTCAACATGGGCGCGGCGTGGCCACTGTCTTACGGCTATTTTCGCGCGACTGGCATGCAGAAAATCAGTTACTCCGTTCCCGCAGGCAGCGGTGATCCGCAGCCGGCCGATATGCAGATCGGCGTGTGGGATTTGGGCGAGGGCGAGCTTGACGGATGCGACGCGCTTTGGATCAACGATGTGCTTCAGTTCGCCTTCGATCAGGTGGGCAACCTGATGGGGAACACCTTGCTCGGAGTCGCGCCCAGCGGCAGCCCGACGGATAACATCACCAACACGCCCACGCTAACTTCCTTCAGTTTTCACACAGGATGTGACGCGCCCGCAGCACCCGCCGGCGGCAGCTCGCAGACTCAGCAGTTGTACGATCCGATTCTGTTTCCAATCGGCGCCCTCATCACACCGCTCTGCTGGTCGCGCCGCGCCTATTACACAATCGCGTGGACGCCGGCGACGGACGATAATTCGCAGATGTCGCCCGTCGCCGACTTTCGCGGAATGCGCTGTCGAATGTTTGACGGCAGCGGAAACCAGACGGGCTACGGGTTCACCACAAATCCCATCTGGCATTGGGTCGATCTTTGGCTGCGCCGCGCGATCAAGCCAGAGTACGCGATTCCCTATGCCGCGGGAGCCGACGCTCTGACCGCGGCCGAAAAAACGGCGTTTAATTGGCCTTCGATTTACGGCGCCGCGCAATACTGCGATCAGAGGCTCGCCAACGGGCTGCCGCGCTTCTCGGGCAACTA